TGCTAGTCGACGGTTTTGATTTTTACTTTCAACTATGCTCTGATTCTTAGGCTTAATTTCTACCAGCTCTGTTATTAATTTACCATTTTTGTCACGGTACTGGACTAAAAAGTCAGGAATGTAATTTGTTTGTTTGCCTGTAAACGGGTGTATATAAGGGATTTTAACACATTCACTAGCCCACTTGACCACGCTAGGATGGGTATCACAGAACTGCATAAAGGCCGTTTCCCAACTAGATCTATACGTAGGCATCTTACTACCTACATATTTGTCCATGTTTTTTACAGTGAATTTACCTTTGTGGAATCTTGCCATCTACTACACCTGCACATTTCTGGCGGCATAGATATTTGGTTGTTGAACTGCTGTGACGCCAAGTAGAGTTGCTTTTGATCTTAAACCGTTAAGGTAATATGCTAGTGTAGCATTAACAGTTACTCCATCTTGCCCTTTCATTTCTTCTAATAGTTCATGAACATCACGTTCATATCCTTGAGCAATTTGAAATAGTACTGCTGTAAAATCATCAGCAATATCAGCGTCTTGATATATTGATTTAAAGTAACTGCGTACAATATCGTAGTCCGCTGAATCTACTTTAATTTCTCGTTTATAGAAATTGTCAAATAAGATTATAGATGAATCAGTAGTTGATTTTTTTACGTTAACTGTTCCCATAACTTTATTTAACCTTAACCGAATTAGTGGTTTGAATATTTACTGGTGTAGGGCTAGATAACAATCCAGGATTCGATGGAGAATTAACTGTTTTTAGTTTAACCTGACTATTTGGTTTATTTGCAATAGCCATAATTGCTACAGCATCTAAATCAATATCTTCGCTAATTTCTGGAGTTGCTGTATATTTGGTACCATCGGGTCTTATATAAACATCTTGTCTTATAAGTCTTCCTACAGTTCCAGATACACCTGCGGCTCCTGCTCCTGCATTTGAATTAGCCGCGGCTATTGCTCCTGCAGATAAATCAACATCTTCTAATGTAGTTCTTCTTTCTAGTACAGTGCCTTCAGGCCAGTTAGGCGGATTAAGTATTTCTTCTTGGTTTGATATTACCTCGGCCTCAAGATCAACAGCCATTGCTGATGCTATACCAACATTTTGTCCGTTGCTTGTTGCTCTAGAACCTGTTACTGCTGTAGATGTACCTTGTGGTACTGGCGCTAATGATCCTGCACGTTGACTAATTACTTCAGCTCTTGTAGGTGCAGATCTTTTAGGTTTATTAAAAGCAAATCCTCCGCCTGCTCTTTCATTACCGCCCAATCCACCAATTGCTTTTTTAGTTTCTGAGTTTATTTCTTCTTTAAATGTGTCGCTAGGACTTTCCATTTTCTTGTAAGTATAAACTGCTCTAGCACCTTTAACTGCGGCACCTAATAAATTACCTGAACTTAAATCCTCAAATGCTCCTACACCTGCATCTAATAGACCGCCTTGGCCAAAGAAGGAGTTAGTTGACCCTGGTCGGCTTAGTGAGCTAGGCTCGTTATCATAATATTCTGGTGAAGCAAATCCTGGAACTTGGCTAGTACCGATAGCACCACTACCATATTTCACTGACTCATATTTGATAGTCATTCCGTGAGTCATTGTATCCCCACCCGCTGAATAATCATAGGTGTCATGTCTAAAGTCTGTGATGATCGGGTTTACCAGTGTATATGAAACAAAACTGTGTTGATTAAATCCGTAAACTGTAATATCTTTAAAAAATTGAGGTTTGTTTGTAGCACCGCCTACACCCTCACCCATGTATCCCCAATCATTACCTATTCTATCATTTTCATAAATATCTCTACGATTTTGGTCATCGGCATTTCCTCGGCCGCCACCGCCTCCGCTGGAACCACCAAATAATCCGCCTAAGCCTCCAGGTAGTATACCACTAATATCATTAGGGATAAGTCCACTGATCATATCTGAAAACACACCACCTGAGCTACTATTTGTAGATTGTGTAGATTGATTACCACCGTATGCTTGGCTTGGGTCTTTATAAAAATAATTATAGTAAGCAAACCATAATGATCTCACAATATCACTTGAATCATCGTGAAAATCAATATTTACTGGTTCGTAATTAATTCTTGTTTGAATGTTACGCTTTCTGTTGTATTGTTGCATAGTTTCAACATCAAACGTATAGTTGGGTAATTGTACTGATTTCGTTAGTACACTAATACGTGAACTGTCTCTAGCACCAAATAACTTCGTAAGACCTGGTATCTCAGTAGTATTAACATTGAAATATACATGGAAGAGATACTTCTTTCTAGGTGCTAGACCATAACCAGCAGACCTGAAAGTCTTGCTGGCATGTCTATAATCTTTTAGATAGTCGCTACCTAGGAAGCCCTTCAGAACATTATCGAAGAAGCCTGCCATAGTCTATTAGCCTGTAACTACAGTACCTAGTGCTCTACCAACGCCTGTACCAACGCCTGATGATAATGGTGTTTGTACTGCGTTATCAAATCTAATGTTTAGTGTAACCGTTGCTGGTTCAGACGTCGCGTATGTTAAGTCGTTATAGTTAACAGTTGTTAAGTAGCAACCATATAGTTCCCATGTTTCTAAAACTACTGGTTCGTTAGCACCGTTACCACCATCTAACACTTCGCAACGTGTAATGAATTTATAGTCAATACCAGCTGAAGCTGATGATTGTTCCATAAAGTCAAACTGTTTCTGTAGTTGTTCACCAACTAATTTAGAAACATTGCCGCCTGCGTCGTCACGTAAATTAACTGTAGCATCTTCCCAAGTATGCTTACCAGCCATTCTCATTTTTGAGTTATAAAGATCGATAGTGATATCGTCAAAACTCACAGATGGTCTAGTAAAGTCTACGACTTGTTTTGTTAGCTCAGTTCTTGGTGTAGATACACCAAAGTTTTCAAATACCGTTCTAAAGCGATATTTGAGTTTAGGCATTAATAAGCCTTGTGTACTAGCACTCTGATCACTCGCTAAAGGAACAGTCATTCTTGTTAAAGATGAAACCGCCATTTTTAATTCTCCTTCTTGGTTATGCTAATATTTATCATCTTGCAATCACAAAAAATGGCACCGAAGTGCCATTATCTGCGTATATAATGATTATACTATTTTATACATTACCTGCTTCTATTTCGCCAGTATTTTTAATTCTTACTGGAATATAGATGAACTCAACTGCTTTAGTTGGTTCAATAGCAATATCAATATAAAGTTCATTTCTATCAATTCTTGCTGGTGTATTGTTTGTTTCATCACAAACAACTAGGTAATCGTAAATACCACGTTTAGCAGTAACATCGTTTAATAACTGTTCTACTGCGTTTTTAACTTCGTTACGTGTAATTGTGTCATTTGGTTCAAACATAAATGTTTTACCAACTGCTTCTAATTTCTCACGTAAGTAAGCAACTAAACGTGATACGTTAATTCTGTCTAGTGCTGATGTAGCACCTGCAACAGTTTTGTTACCATAGTTAGTTAAACCACTACCTGGAATAAATGTTAGTGGGTTAATTCTGTTTTCATACAATGTGTCACGTACTGATTCTCTGTTAGCAACCTGTACAAACTCACTTGTATTACCGTCAACATAACCTAGTGCTGTAACATTATCAATTAAACCACGTCTGTTACCTGCTGGTGCTAACCATGGATAACCAACTTCGTCGTTTCTAATAAATGTTCTTAATACAGCATGTGATGCTGGAACAACCACTGCGTTACCTGATAAGTCATTAGCTCTTGCTGATGGATAAAATACAGCCGCATATGGGTCATTTGTTGCTAGACCGTCTTCACCGTCTGTACCTTGACCACCTGCGTCAGTTGCCCAGTTAATTAATGCAGATGAGTTATCTGTTAATCTAAATGGTGTATCACCAATAACAAAACCTGTGTTGTTTCTGTCATTGTTTAGTGCTACCATATTTTGAAGTAATTCAGGATACCCTGGAGCCGCTAATAAGTTAAATGTTCTTTGTTCTTCACGAATGTCAGTATTTGAGTCAATACCTGCTTTCAGTGCCGCAACAACCATTTGACGTTGTGCTTTACGTCCCATATATGGAGAACCATCTGCTTTGTTACCTGATACTGTTACCCACGTATCTTTATTTGTTGGTAAACTATCATTTGGGAAGTCAGTTGCGTTAAAGTAATTTACTTTGTATTCTTTAACTGTATAGCCTGAACGTCTTGTATTGAATAATAATGTACCTGCTGGGTACAAATTCTCATCCGGAGCATCAACGTCTAAGTAGTTACTTGTTGCTAACGCTTTAATTGTAGCAATATCACCTGTAACTGCATCAACGTCTGTTGTTGACCAACGAGCATCACCAAATACAATACCGTTTTCAGTAGTTTGATCTGTATTATCAATAGTTACCCATTGATCTGTACCGTCTACTGATTCCCAACGTTTAACCATTGGATAGTTTTCTAAGTCTGCTGTGTCTAACCATAAGTCACCGTAGGCTAATGATGTTGTACCATCTGACTGTGTAGTTGGAGCACTTGCTGAAACTTGGCAACCATTAACATCCGTGCCTGTTAAGTCAAAGCCACGCACATCATTTGAAACTGTTCTATAGCCTTTCCAGTTTGAACCATCATGTACCATGATATCTACTTCATCAATTGCTGAATGATACCATAATGTACCGTTTGCTGGATCTTGTGTTGGTTCTGTTGCTTTTGCTTCGTATGTTAGTGTGTTCCAGTTTGAGAATAAAACTGTTGATCCGTCTGCTTTTGTTCTAGTATTTGCAGTTAGATCTGCTGGATCTGTAACACCAAACGCATCTAGTGTTGGTGAACCTGATGTATCTTTAATTTCAATGGCACCACCTTGTGTGTGTTTGATTGTTAGGTAACCATCAGTTACACTAGCAACAGTGTTAGCAACATTGGCCGCATTAAATGCCGCCGCATAATCATCAATTGTTGTACCACCTAATGTAGCAGTAACTGGTGTTGACATTGTTGTTGAGCCTTTAACACTTGCTGAAATTGTAAATGTTTCTGCATTTGTTAATGTTGGATTTGCTACGTTTGAAACAACTACTGTGTCGCCTGTTTGTGAGCGTACATGTAATTTCAATGTAGCAGTGTAGTTTTCTGACCAATCTAAATAGCCGTATACAACACCTGCTGAAATATTTCTACCACCACCGGCTGGATCAAGTTCTTTGTTTGCTGTGGCATCGTCAGCATATAAAGGAACTGTTAATGTAGCCCATGTATCTGTGCCTTCATCGTATTGTTTAACAACCATGTTAGCACCTTGGTTAACTGATGTTGTTTTCTGCCATAAAGAACCTGTTGGTCTTGGAGCAGTATCAGTTGTTTTCCAACGTGGTAATGATGTATGCTTAGCCTGTGTAAATTCAGGAGCATAATATGTACCTGCTGTAATGCTTAAATCTGT